ATGGGCCTACCCGACCGAGACGCCAAACGGGAGCGCGCTGTACACCAGCGAATACTCCAACAATGCGGTCGGTTTTACAATCGCATTTAGCAACAGCGGCACGCTTGGCAGCGTCTCGGGTTCGACGCTTTTTACAGGTTTCTTCAACGGATCATGGCGGGGCATTGCCACTGGAGTCAGCCTCACGCTAAACGCCTGGAACCACATCGCTGTATGTCGCATAAATAACGAATACGCACTGTACCTCAACGGCACGCGGCTGGGGACGTACTACAATGACGCTGTTATGCCGATCAAACAGACTGTCTGGATCGGCAAGGACTGGGGTTCTGCAAGCGCCACTACTGGTTCTTTCGTCGGTTTTGTCGACGAGGTGCGTGTCACAAAGGGTGTAGGCCGTTATTCGGGCAGCGGTCTTGTTGTGCCAACGAGCGCATTCCTTAACTCGTCGTCGTTGACTCTGCCAGTGACCATCACAAGCACATGAAACACCTCGTCGAACTCCTGATCTGCTCGACCATCGGCAGCTACTGCCTGTGGCGTGCGGCGAGCGTGTTGCCGCGAGCCCTCGCAGAGGCGCACGCCGTGGTCAGGCAGGCGACGGAGCGGCGGCGTGAGATCGAGCAACTAGAGGAGGGAGTGCAGTGAGCAGCACCCTGCGCACTATTGCCGACAGCCTCGCCACGGGTCTTCAATCCGTTACGTGGAACATCACGTCCACGACCGTCGAGCGGAAGAACTGGGCGAACATTGACGTTGACGCCATGAGCGTGCCTCGGGTGTTCGTCGTGCCCGGCAACGCTGACGTCACACGCATTAGCCGCTCAGTGATGCAAGTCGATTACACCGTGACGGTCTTCGTCGGGCGGCACGTCACGACTGACGGTGAGGTTGACGGGATGCTCGATCTCGCAGACAGCGTCATGCTCCAAGTGCGTGCCCACTCGTTCGGCTCGGCGGTGACGTGGCCGGCTGGCGTCACGAGCCCGCAGACGGTCAGCATCGACTTGAATCCCGACGACGCACTCACGGAGCGGAACGTCTGGCGGGCGGTGATCACGGCGACTTACAGGGTGTTTGAGACGAACTCGCTGCCGACTGTCTAGGAGGCTGCTGTGTCCATCGTCGCAATTGACCCGTCGTTCTTCCCGGCACCGTTTCGGTTCCGTGTCGGCACCAAATTCAAATGGGACACGCCCAAGGTCAAGCGACTGCTCAACGACGCCAATCGCCGCTCGCTCAAGAAGGCTGGCCGGATCGTCTTTAATGCGGCACGCTCTAGTAAGGTGATCAGCAAGCGAGCGCCACGGACCAAGACAGACATCAGGTACAAGATTGGCGAGCGGCAGGGATACCAGCTGTACGCCGTGATTGACAAGGTGCCGAAGTCCGACATCGTCACAAGCTGGAAGACGAGCCGCTTTCCAGAAGGCTTTCTCTGGAAGAGTCTCGAGTACGACTACAGCACTACTAGCAAGACCGTGGTCGTCGGTCCTGGCTCAACCCGAGGCTACAAGGTGGCTTCGCTCCAGGCTTACGGCGGGACGGCGAAATACTGGTTTCAGCCATTCGCCAGAAAAGGGCAGTCGAAGTACAGCCGCAAGGTCTACGGACGGCTGACGAACTCGCAGCCTATGGCGGGCGGCAGGAACGGCGTGCCGCAGATGGGCGTCTTCTCGTTCACACGGCAGCTGCGTGGCAGAGAGTACATGGAGCGAGCCACGAGGATTGCCTTGGCGTCGGGGAAGATTCCAGAGCAGTGGCGGAACGCACTTCGCTACGGCGGCGGAAACTAGCTACGGCATACCCGGTCTAGATTCCGCCCTGCTGCCCATACCGTGAGCGAACCAGCCGCACCGCTGGCACTCGCACACGAGAGGGCACAAAATGCCACTAGGCTCAGTTGAAATCAAGTTGGGCAAGGACGTCGTGATCACGGGCGTCACGAACGCCCGCAGCTGCACCGTCAGCCATTCCGCCAGCGAGGTTGATGTCACCAAGTTTGGCGACACCAGCCGCAAGTTTCGCAAGTCACTCATCGAGCAGACCGTTGAGCTTGAGTGCGTTGACGCTCCAGGCGTCACCATCGGCGGCACGTTCACGATTGGCGGCACAGCCACCGGCAACGCAACGTACGTCTGCACGAACATTGCTCAAAGCTCGCCCCTCGATGGCATCACGACCTACACGGTCAGCGGCTCGCGGACGGTATCGGCCTAACTCACCACGCACGCATAGGAATCACCACACATGGCAGTCACTCTTGGAAAAGACGGCGGTTCGCCTCCATTCGGCGAAGGCATTATCTCGGCGACGTACACCGAGGAATGCGAAACGGTTGATATCTCAAACCGTGGCAACGTCGGCAGCGGCGCAGGCCGCAAGGTTTTCAAGGCTGGCTTCACCACGAAGACGTGGGAAGTCGAGTGCCACGACGCTGACGGCGTGATTGCGTCGCTTGAGGCGGCCAATCCGACCGGCTTTACCGTCATGAGCGTGACCGAGAACAACGGCATTGACGGTGCCGTCACGTATTCGCTGTCAATCAAGGAAGCGACCTGACGCATGGCGATCACGCTGGGGAAGGACTGCTCCATCAGGCTTGATGGTGGCTTCATCGCCAGCGCTCGCAACGTGACACTGACCGAGTCGGCACGCACCATTGACGTCAACCCATACGGAAGCCGGTACGCAGCAACCTACAGCACGGGCTACGAATGCACAGTGAGCGTGGAGCTTAATGACGTCGCCGGCCTCGGCACTGCGTTTCAGAAGATGCACACGGGCGGCACGTTCACGGTGCAGGGTGGTGCCGCTGGCTTTTCATTTCTGGCCGTGCTGACCGGCATCAGTGAGACCGACCCGGTGGATGGCGTGGCGACGTTCACGCTGGAAGGAAAGATGACTGACCCGAGGCTTGTGAGGTAGCAGATGCGTGAGTTCCGTGATGACCAAGGCCGACCGTGGCAAGTGGCGTTGACCGTCGCTTCTGCTTTGCGCGTCCGCGACAACGTCACCGTTGACGCCGTGGACGAGCAGACCGGCGAGCGGAAGGCTGTGCCGTTCGACATGGTCGATGCCGCCAACATCTCGCAGACGTTCCAAGTGCTGCGAAGCCAGTATGCGAAGATCGGCGAAATCCTTTATGCGTTGCTGACCAAGCAAGTTGAGACGAAGGGACTGAGCAAGGAGGATTTCCTTGACGGTCTGCGTGGCGATTCGCTGGACGCTGCGACGAAGGCACTGGAAGCGGAGCTTGTCGATTTTTTCCCGCAGCGCCTCCGCAAGATGATCTCGCTGCTCGCTCAGAAAATGGACGAGGTCGCAAGCGAGATGCTGGATCGAGCGGAGGCGGGACTCGAGAAGGCGACGTTGGAGAGTCTGGCAGGAGCGTCTGGGATGCCATCTGGGAAGCAGCAGGAATCCTCGGAGTCTATCCCGGCGAGTGGACTTGCCGACAGCTCTTCGCCGCACGCGACAGCCGCCTAGAGCATCAGTGGTGGCATACGGCGAACCTGTTGGCACAGACGGCAAATATAAACAGGGACAAACACACTCCGAGAGTCGATCCGCGAAAACTCAACCCATACGCCAGACAGCCCAAGCCACGGCAGGCCACGCCGGAAGACCTGGCTAGGCTGTTCGGCAAAGATTGGCAGAAACACGTATGAGCGCGGGAGCAGTCAAAGCCGGCGGCGTGTTTGTTGAGATCGGTGCCGATCCGAGCAAGTTCTTCTCAGCACTGAACAAGGTCAACAAGTCTCTCGGCAATATGGGCCGCTCGCTCGCCTCTGGTGGCGGACGGCTGACTGCTGCTGGCATCGGCATGGCGGCACCGATTGCCGCTGCCGTGCGTCAGGGTGCAGCGTTTGAGTCCGCGCTGCTGAACATTCGGGCGAGCACTGGTGCGACTGCGGCGCAGATCGACCAGATCAAGGCGTCGTCAATGGCGATGTCGCAGGCTCTCGGGGTTGGGCCTACCGAGGCGGCTCAAGGGATGCTCGAACTGCTCAAGGCTGGCATGTCGCTTGATAGCGTTCTTGGAGGTGCTGGCAGAACGGCGTTGGAGTTCGCCAAGGTCGGCGAGATGGACGTCGCCCAGGCGGCTGTGGTGATGTCGGACGCCATGAACGTGTTCAAGGTCTCGTCTGATGTCGCCGCCAATGCGTTGTCGTCTGCCGCTGACGCATCCAGCACGTCAATCGCTCAGATGTCGGAAGCGTTCTCGATGTCTTCTGCTGTCGCCGGCCTAGCTGGGCAGAGCATTGAGGACTTGTCAGCAACGCTGGCGATCCTTGCCAACAACGGCGTGAAGGGCAGCGACGCGGGCACCAGCGTCAAGACGATGCTGATGCGGATCATGGCACCGGTTGACGACGCCGTTGGTGCTCTTAACCAACTTGGGCTGTCTGTTGCCTCGTTCCGTGGCGCTGACGGGCAGATGAAGCCGATGGTGGACATCATCGGCACGCTCACGAAATCGATGGGCGGGCTTGACCAAACGGCAAAGGATGACCTCTTCCGCCGCATCTTCGGTGCCGATGCAATTCGTGCCGCGTCGATCCTCGCCTCTGAAGGCGTGGATGGATTCACCAAGATGCGGGAAGCGATGGCATCCGCTCTGCCGGTTGGCGAGAAGTACAAGATGATGATGTCGGGCCTGTCTGGCTCGTTCAGCAGCGTTCTGGCTGCGATGCAGCGGATGGCGATTGCGATTACTGACGCAGTCGCACCGGCTCTCGCGAGCGTCTTGCCGTTCATCACTGGCTTCATTGACGGGCTGACGAAGCTGGCGACGGACAACAAGGAAGCGGTCGTCTTGTTTGCTCAAGTTGCTGCCGCAGCCATTGGCGTCGGTGCCGCCATGGTGACTGTTGGCTATTCGTTGCAAGCGTTGAGCGGCTCAATCAGTCTTGTCTTGAAGGGCTTCGGTCTCTTTTCTGCCCTTGCTAGCCCGGTGCTGCTGGTTGCGGCTGGCATCGGTGCGGCGGTCTTTGCTCTCTATAAGTTCAAAGACCAGATCGGTGCGGCCCTCGGCCCGGTGGCTTCTCTCGTCCAACAGGCGGCAGGAGCCATCGGCGAGGGTTTCTCTCCTGCTATCAACGACGGCATTGCAGTCCTTGGCGACCTCGCCACAACGGCCACGACAACCTTCAACGGAATCTACGAAGCCGTCGCTGCCGGCGACCTGTCCGGTGCGATGGACGTGCTGTGGGCTGGGCTGCTCGCAGGATGGCTGCGCGGCGTCGAAGCGTTGATGTCCTACGTTGATCCGTGGGTGGCTGGCTTCCAGAACACGTTCACCTACCTCGGCACGGAGGTTGCTGTTGCGTGGGAAAGCATGACGACCGCTCTGACGTCTACGGAGTGGGGCGCTACCCTGCTGGGCGTCGTGGACAACATCGTCAATGGCGTCATGGTTGCTTTTGATGCGATGGTTGCGGCAGTCCGAAAGTCTTGGAACTACGTTCAGTCGTTCATTGTTGACGGCTATGACTTGGCGGCTGAGAACAAAAAGGTCGATAGCGAGATGTCTGCCCGTGCTAGGCAGCGTGCTGTTGACCGGCCAGGCGTTGAGGGTCGCGTGCAGGCTGCCGCCGAGAATGGCGACAAGATGCGTGCCGAGTCCGCCAGCAGAGTGGACGCAATGCGTGCATCTGCCAACGAGATTGCACAGGGGCGAATCGACCAGAACGCACAGAACATGATTGACCGTCGTGCTGCCACTGTCGCAGCCGAGGGGGCGCTGTCGTCGCTTGTGGGCGGCAAGTCCGAGACTCGAGCCAAGAACTCGCAAGTAGACGACCTACTAGCGTCCATCAATGGCGCGACGTCGGTTGACCAGCTTGCTGGCGTCGGCGGCTTGGGCGACCAGTTCTCAACGCTGCGTGACCTCGGGCGGCTGACGAGCGACCAAGAGACGATGCTATCTGACGCTCTGGATAAGGCAGCGGAAGGGCTCACGGCAACTGCTGGTGCAAAGGGTGCTGGAGATCAATCGGCTACCAGCATGGGTTCTATCGCTGGCACGTTCTCGTCAGTCAACCTTGCTGGTCAGTTCGGCGGTTCGTCGCTCGCTGAACGCACGGCGAAGGCTGCGGAGGAGACGGCGAAGAATACCCGCAAGATTGACGACGGTGGAAAGGTGGCAGCGTAATGGGCTCTCTCGTCTGGGTAGAAGATGGCGACTCACGTCAGGCGACGATTGTCCGCAAGGGCAAGAAGGCGACGTCGTCATACACGAAGTCGTACAAGATTTTCGGCACTGCTGACGACACGGTGCTGCACGCTGAGATCAACGCAGAGGTCAGCGCCTACGGCAGATACTGGCAGTACCCCGGTGCATCTGACATGAAGCTGATGGCAGAGTCCTACTCTGTCTCGTTCCTTGGCGACAACGCTTGGCAGCTGACGATCAACTATGCCAAGGACGGTGCCGAGGATGGCGATGCACCGCTCAAGCGCTCAAGGTCGTTTGACACGACGGGCGGGACTCAGCACCTAACGCAGGCGTATGCAGAGGCACGATTCGGCACTGGGGCACCTGACCAGAGAAGGGCAATCGGCGTCGATTCCAACGGAGTCAACGGCGTCGATATTGTCGTGCCGCAGCTGCAATGGCAGGAGAGCTACGATGTGCCTAATTCGTATGTGACAGATGGCTACATCCGTGGCGTGTCTGGCATAACGGGCACGACGAATAACGCAGCCTTTCGAGGCTTTGAGGCAGGTGAAGTGTTGTTCGTCGGGTGCAGCGGATCGCAAGAGTGGGACGACCAGAAGGGGCGCGGCCCGTGGTCACTGTCGTTCCGCTTCGTAGCATCAAAGAACGTCACGGGCGAAACGATTGGCGACATCTCTGGCGTTGCCAAAAAGGGGCACGAGTATTTGTGGGTGCGGTACGAGGATGCCGTTGATTCAAACGTCCTGCTAAAGAAGCCGAAGGCGGTCTACGTCAACAAGGTCTACCGTGAGAGTTCCTTCTCTGCGTTAGGCATAGGGTGACGCAATGCCACGCCCAGACGGACGACTAGAGCCGGGCCAGCCGCTGCGTGGTGCGATCTCGGCAAGGGCGTGGAATCGGGCGCAGGACGCTGCCGACATCGTGCTGGGTGCCAATCCCGGCACGGAAGGCTCTCCCGGCTCGCCGGTGCTGAAGCCGTATACGTGGGCGTACTGCCGTCCTAGCGTGACCGTGGGCCGCTGGGGCGTGCTGGAGATCACTGGCTTGGCGATCACGCCTACGTCGTCGTCAGGCGGGGCTACAGCGTCGTTTGAGGAGATGCCGGTGCTGACGGGTGGCACGCCGTCTGCGACGACGACGGCCTGGTGCGTTGCAGTCGAGCCGATTGAGAGCGGGAAGATCGGCAAGGTGGCGGTAGGTGGCGTCGTGCAGTGCAAAGTCGAGGTAGACAAAACTGGCGACAAGTTCGTGGCGTGCAAGGCGTCGGCGTCTGAACTCAAGACCGGCGTCAAAGGCGAAGGTCTCATCCTCTACAAGGAGAGCGGCACGGGCAGCGGAAAGTGGGCGCTCGTGCGGCTTGGCACCACGGCGACGACTGAGCTCGATGTCGTCACCGGCGTGACGCTTGAATCGGGTGGTATCAAGATCACTAAGGAAACGGTCTACGTCATCGGCAAGAAAGACCCGAAGCCAGCCGACACGACGATCGGCACCACGGCCTGCACCTAATGCCACTCGCAACCAAAAACAACGCGATCATCGTCAAGGACGGCAAGCTCGCGGAGAGCTGCGGGTGCTGTGGTGGGTGGGTGTGTTGCCGAGAACTTCCGCCGACGTGCGGCGGTGCGGAATACGTCAAGGCTGCGTCGGTTGTTGTTACCACAGGCGCGGACTATGTGAAAGTGGAGCAGTCGTTGAATAGGGGGCCGGACTGTGCGCAGAGATGGTCTGCAAAAGCTGTTTCTATTACTCCGTCGAGCCGGTACGGCGGAACATTTCAGCTTCGTCAATCCGGCGATAACCAGTGGAGATACGACTACCAAGCGGACGCCGCTGGGTGCGTTGGGAGCCTAGTGCTCGACATTATAAACGTCTCCGGCGTCGCTGGGTATTCGTTCGCGTGGCGGCTCAATTTAATTCATCACGCCTACGTATGGCAGAAAAACGATTTAACTCTGCCGTCGGAAACAAAGACGCTCTCTCAAATGCAATGTTCGCCGGCAGCAATGCCACCTATGCAAGGATGCTACACGTCGCCAGTGGAATGGTACGCAAAGTATGTTGCTTCCACGAACATGAACACGGGAAATTTTGGACTAGTGCAGGCAGGGTTTTACCAAGACGGTGCTGCGCCGTCTTGCCCGCCAACGCAAAGAAAGACTTACAGCGGTGGGCTTGCTGCTCTAGGCCTTGTTGCAGTCAATGACAGCAAGAGCGGCAGCGGAACGCCTATTGATATTGTGTCTGAATCTGGTTCGCTGGCGTACACGATGCAGCTAGAAATACAGACCTCATAAAATGCCCTGCTATCAACCCAGCACACTTCCCGGCGGCGTCACTACCACAGGTCGCACGTCCTACCGCACCGAGGCCGAGTGCAACCAAGCCTGCAAGGAGGGCGCGTGCTGCGAGGGCACGTCGTGCACGGTCAAGCCGCAGTGCCAGTGCCAAGGGGCTGGGAAGGTGTTTAAGGGCGTTGGGACGGTGTGCAGCCCGAATCCGTGCTGCTCGTGTCAGGCTCTAGTAATGGTGCAGGTTAAGCTGGCCGCAGTGCTTGGCGGAGAAGTTGTGACACGGTACGGATGCAACGGAAGTATTGTGGGCAACCGCACAATGGTTGATTGGGAGTGTAAGCCAAGTGGATGCACGCTCTACGTCTTAAATATCTACGGAACAAAAATTGACGGAGGGTGCAATGTCGCATTTCCAAGCGTCTCGGGCCTCGGGAAATCATTTTCGCCAGTTAGCGTTCCTCTTTTGGCGTCTGGACCGTGCGTCGGCGTAGCTGCTGTTGGGTGGCCTGCTGCAACGACGTTTCGCAGAAGTAACTTTGTGGTGCAAACGGATGGGCCAGCGCTTTGGCCGAGCGTGCCTGATGATTGTTGGGATTACAGTCCTCCAGCATCAGATCCTTTGTTTCCTCAGTTCATATACATCGGCCCACCAAATCCACTGCCATGATCACCTGCCACCGCTCCAACCTTGAGGCCCGTTGCACTGAGCGTGGCTACACGCTCGACGAGGTGATGCCATGCGTCGTCAGCCAGGACGGCGACGAGTGGACGATTGACACTGAGAGCGAGTTCTATCCGCGAGTGTCGCGGCTACCGGAGCCGCCAGCCCCGCCCACCCACGGCCCCGGCACCGAGCTATCGAAGCTGTTGAAGCGGATTGGCATCTCGCCGACGCCGACCTGCTCCTGCCGCGCAAAGGCGGCAGAGATGGACGCCTGGGGGCCAGACGAGTGCTCGCGACCGGAACGCATCGACGAGGTCGTCGCCGTGATGCGGGCCGAGGCCTCCGCTCGCGGCCTGCCGTTCCTCGACTTGGCCGGGCGGCTGCTGGTGAAAAGGGCGATTAGCAACGCCCGGCGGAACGCTTGACAGTCCTGCCATCCTCAAGGCATGGGACGCACCAAGCCACCAGCGAAGCCAGAAGCGGTGATTCTGCCGCCCGATCTGGACGACGACGACGAGCACGCAGGCGGCGGCATCCCAGACGATGACGGCTGGATTCATCTGGAACGCAAGGAGTCACAGCGTGAAGACCAAAAGCCACAGCGGCAGCCTGCGAGACGACGTGCGAAAGGCAGTAAGTGACGCTCG